CGAAAAGCGAGCTGGGAGAGGTCTACGAGCCTGACCGGCCGGGGCCAAGTGACCTCCGGCGCTCGATCTATAACCGGGTGATGGCAGCGATTCACGGCTAGACCTCGACAGAGCTAGGTCACGCGAGCTAGATTGCCTCGTGTGGAACCTGGCGTGTTCGCTTCCCTCGTAACCGAGGACAAGGTCGGGAAGGTCGCTCTCGGAATCGAGGCGGCCGTCGCTCAGTCGTTCATCGATGATATGCAGCCGGGGCGAGTCATCATCGTCCACGGCGGCAATCGCATCACGCAGGCCGAGATCAAGCGGCGCGGCGAGATGTGCATCAAGATCTTCCGCATGCTTCGGGGCGACCTGAAGTGGACGATCGAGCGGATTCTCGACCACCTCCCGCAGTATCTCCGCAAGGAGCTCGACGGCCTTACGTGGGAGCCGGAGGCGCGCCGCGCTTCCTGGTACGGACCCGCTCGTCCTTGACCTGGACAGCGCACGCGCATTCGAGATAGACACTCGCCCCTCTGGAGAAGATGCCATGAACATGCAGGAGACCCTCTCGACGCTCGACAAGGTCCTCGGGATCAAGCCGCCGAAGATCGTCAAGATGACCAAGGCCGCCTTCGAGAAGCACGTCGCGAGCGAGCTCCAGAAGGCGAAGGCCGAGGCCGAGGAGACCGACAAGGAGAAGGGCGCTGCGAAGGCGAAGAAGCGCCTCGAGTTCCTCCGCGCGACCATGAAGCTCGCGATCGCGAAGGCTTCGTGGGAAGGCGGCAACGGTGAGGCAGCGATCCCGGTCTACGAAGAGGGCTACGAGCCCCCGACCGAGATGCCGACCGAGATGGAGCGCCCGGCCACCTTCCAGGGTGACGGCGGCACGAATGCGGACGGGGCGTCGTTCGCTTCGGCCAAGGGCGTGCAGAGCTTCGGCGATTCCTCCATGGGCGGCGCGAAGACCGCCAGCGGCACGCAGGTCCCTGCCTCCGGCGCGGGCACGCAGGCTGACGGCGCCTCGTTCGCCGCCGCGGGTGGCACGCAGTCGTTCGCGAAGGGGCTCGAGGAGCTCACCGCGACGCTCAAGTCCCTCGGCGGGCAGGCACCCGCGAAGCAGCCCGCGAACGAGGTGCCTGCTCCGCCGCAGGGTCACGTCGACGATCCCTCCGTCTGGCCGCGCGACCTCGCGAACCCCGACTTCCTGAAGGAAGGGGTGGCGAAGCGCGCCGAGACGTGGGGCACGGATCCGTGGGCTCCGACGAAGTGAGGTAGGACGTGCGCCGAAAGGTTGCCAAGCAGCAAGCAGTGACCCTGCTCGACATGCCGCTCGCGAAGGGGCGTGTCGCGAAGTCGGCGCTCGTCTTTCACGATGGCCTCGCGGTCCTTCGCCTGAAGAACCTCGAGCAGCCGATCTCTTGGAAGCTCCACCTCGCGCGTGACCCGCGGACCCCCGCGGCCGATCTCGCGAAGAGCTTCTCGGCGTTCGGCTCTCGTCACGTGCACGCCTTCAAGGACGTCCCCGCTGAGTTCAGCCCGCCGATGGCAGACCTCGCGGCAGGACCCTCACCTGCGATCGACGGCGTGACGGAGTTCGGCCTCCAGACCGAGGACGACCACGAATACTTCATGTCGAAGTTCGGCGATCTCGTTGGCATCGTGCGCATCACGCGTAAGGCTGGCGGGTGGTCGGCGAATCTCTCGAAGACCCTCGTGCCGCGTGTCCTCACGGACGAGGCGGTGAAGAAGGGCCTCATGCCTCCGCCCGGCCATTCGGGTCTCCCGAAGTCGCTCGAGGCGGTCGTGCCGGCCGAGTATCGCTACTGGCAGGCCAGCGGCGAACAGGCCATCGCTATGCGTGACGCGCTCGTCGAGAGCGGCTTCTTCTCCGAGGATACGATCAAAGCGGTCGACGGTGAGCTCCGCAAGGTGGAAGTTCGCTACTACCTCTACGAAACGCAGGGCGACGTCGGCAAGTCGATCAAGCGGCTTCCCACCCTCGCCGATCGCGTGGCGAAGGTCGTTCCCGAGGCCCTCATGGGTCAGGGCTTCGCGCCGATGGCAGAGGATGACTGGCTCGAGGCGCTCGACAAGAACGACGCGCCGGGGAACCTCGCGATCCTTTCGCCTCCCGACCGCACCACGAACCCGCGCGAGATGGCGCGTGCGGCAGCCACGCTGAAGGGCGACTTCCTCCTCGAGCACGAGGACACCAAGCAGGCGCGCGCCGCGTTCTCTCGCGTCGGGCAGCTCTTCAAGCTGGCCGGCGAGCCCACGCGGATCTTCTGCGCGTCGTTCCCCCCGGTCGGCGCGGCCTGGCTCGGCAAGGCCGCCGATGGCGCGGTGAAGAAGGTCGTCGACTTCCAGGGGATCAAGGTCTCGATCGATCGTCCCATGGGCTTCGTGCAGACCGGCAAGGACGCTGAAGGCAACGAGTGGTCGCGCACGTACCACAACGACTACGGCTTCCTCCCGCGGACGAACGGCGGTGATGGCGGAAGCCTCGACGTGTTCATGGGGCCGAGCGAGAAGAGCGATCGCGTGTTCTGGGTCGAGCAGCGCAAGGCCGATGGGACCTTCGACGAGTTCAAGATCTTCCTCGGCTTCGATGCGCCGGGCGAGGTCCTCGACGTCTTCAAGGCGCACATCCCCGTGCGCTTCTTCGGTGGCCTCTCGGAGATGACTGTCGCGCAGATGAAGGCCTTGCTCAACCTCGACTTCGGCGAGGTACAGAAGGCGGTGCGCGCAGCGGTCGTCAAGATCGCCGGCGTCTCCTACGAGCAGCTCCGTTCTGCCATCAACGCGGCGCTGACCGAGGCGTTCCCACCCGAGGGTGACAACGCGTGCAGCCCTTGCGGCTACTACTGCGAGGACATCTTCGACGACAAGGCGATCTTCTACAAGGAAGGCAAGACGTACGCGATCGGCTACACGTACCAGAACGGCGCGGTCACGCTTTCGGGTGAGCCTGTCCCCGTCGTTCGCGACTGGAAGCCGGCTTCTGAGCTCGGCGGCGCCTCGCCCCTCGCGATGGCCGCGCCGAAGAAGAAGCCGGTCGCGTGTGCCGACAAGGCAGTCTTCGACGAGCTCGAGAAGCGGTCCGTCAAGCTGGCGCGCGCCACGGTGCAGAAGGACCAGCGCTACGTCCTAGGTATCGTGCTCGAGCCGGACATCGTCGACGCGCAGAATGACACCTACTCGGCCGAGGAGATTCGCGGCGCCTTCGAGAAGTTCGCGGAGCAGTATCGGAACGTCGGCCTGATGCACAAGCAGGTCATCAACGACCGCGTCGCGATCGTCGAGAATTACATCGCGCCGGCCGACTTCCAGATGGGCGATACGACCATCAAGAAGGGCACGTGGTTGATGGGGGTGCGGGTCAACGATCCCGACCTCTGGTCGGCCTGCAAAGACGGCTCCATCACGGGGTTCTCGATCGGCGGGTCGGCCATCCGTAAGCCGGTATCGCAAGGGGTTTGACGATGGGCGGTCATGTAGTGCATGCTTCCCGCGTGGCAGTCGCTAAGGCTGACGGATCGAACGAGGGAGTCCACCGACTCGAGGATATCGAGGTCAAGGAGGTCTCCCTCGTCGATCGTCCGGCAAACAAGCGTCCCTTCCTCGTGGTGAAAAGGAGTGATCAGATGAGCACGCAGGTTCAACCGGACGGGAAGGGCGGCTTCACGGCGGCAGGCGACGCAAGCAAGGCGGGTCCGCCTCCGATGCCACCGGGCGCGGGTGTTCCCCCTGGCGGCGAGAAGAAGAAGCCGAAGGCGATCGGCAAGCTCGACGTTCCGCCCGGCTTCAAGGAGATGATGGGGCCGATGCTGGCCAAGGCGTCCGAGAAGCTCAAGGAGCTCGCGGATGCGGTCGGCTCGAGCACCGCGGTCGAGGTCGGCGACGACGGCGAGATGCCGGGCGTGCCCGCCGAGTTCTCGGACGCGCTCGGCGCCATCATGGGCACGCTCGACAAGCTCGCGGGCATGTGGCCCTCGGCTCCCTCGGGTGGCGGTGCCGAGATGGAGGGCGAGGGCGACGAGCCCCCGATGCCCACCGAGATGCAGATGCGCGCTGCGCTCGACAACATCGGGAAGACCCTCGGGCACCCGAAGGTCGAGAAGGCGATCGTCACGAAGATCGGCGCCAAGATGGCCAAGGAGCGCTTTTCGCGTCTCCAGCAGGCGGCGCAGACGCTCACGTCGCTCATCAACGAGCTCGCCCCCTCGGCTGCTACCCCCGCGGCGCCGGCTGGCGGCCTCGGCAAGAGCGAGGAGGGCAAGGCCCTCCTGAAGTCGATCGAGGACATGCTGACTCCCGTGATCGCCGGGCTGAATCAGGTCGGCGTCGTCGTGAAGCAGCAGAAGTCCGAGCTCGAGACGATCAAGAAGTCGCGGGGCACTGGCAACGCGGCACCGGACGTCGAGGGCTCGGGCAAGGCGCCTGCGAGCGACGGGTTCTCGTGGCCCCTCGACCTCAACAACCCCGTGAACAAGGAAACGGTCTCAAAGACCGAGTCCTTCTTCGGAGACGACTGAGGCGAGCAACTCGCCAACCATGAAGGAGAATGAGCGATGAGCCTCGCCGGACAGATCACCGACAACCGAACCGTTCTCGAGAAGGCCGACCTTGCGCTGAGCGACCTGACGTCCTCTGGAGGTCTCCTCCAGCCGGCGCAGGTTGCCAAGTTCATGCGCATCCTCATCAAGCAGTCGAAGTTGATGGGGATGAGCACGGTCGTCCCGATGAAGAGCCACAAGCAGCTCATCGAGAAGATCCGCTTCGCCGGCCGCGTGCTGCGCGCTGGCAACGAGGCGCAGGCGCTCGCCGCGGGTGACCGCGCGAAGCCGAACCTCGGCAAGGTGGAGCTCGATGCGCAGCTCTTCAAGGCGGAAGTCCGCCTCAACAACGAGGTCCTCGAAGACTCGATCGAGCGGGCGGAGCTCCGCCAGACGATCATGCAGATCCTCGGGGATGCCATCGCGCGCGACATGGAGGAAGTCTCGATCCAGGGCGACACCGCCTCGGCCGATCCCTTCCTCGCGAAGTTCGATGGTCTGCTCAAGCAGATCACGTCGAACGTCGTCGACGCGGCGGACACGAAGCTCTCGAAGGTCCACTTCCGCGACATGCTGCGGGCACTCCCCTCGGAGTTCCTCCGCAACAAGTCGGAGATGCGGTTCCTCACGAGCGTCGACGCCGAGATCGACTACCGCGACACGCTCGCGGATCGAGTCGGGCCGGTCGGCGACCGCTTCCTCGAGCAAGACGCCGCGGTGCAGTACAGCGGCGTTCCCGTCGTGGACCTCCAGCTCATGCCGGAGAACATTGGCACGGGCTCGCACTGCACGAACGTGGTCTTCACCGACCCGAAGAACATCAACTTCGGCGTGTGGCGTCAGATCCGCATCGAGACGGACAAGCTCGTTTCGGAAGGCGTCCTCATCATCGTCGCCACCCTGCGCTTCGACATGAAGCTCGCGGAGGAGACGGCCACGGTGAAGACCATCAACGTCAACGTCGCCTGAGTCCAGGCGGGAAGGGAACACGTCATGGCACTCGGAGCTCTTACCATCGTCGAGAAGATCCACATGGGCGGCGGGCCGCTCTGGGCTCTTCGCTGCACCATCGTAGGCGACGGCGCCTACGCCGCTGGCGGGTCCACGGGCCTGCTCGCCAAGCTCAAGACGGCGCTGAAGGACGACCAGATCAACATCATCTCCGTGCAGGACAGCTCGCCCCCCGCGACGGTGTCCCGCCTGGAGTACGACCACGCGAACGAGAAGCTCTTCGCCCGCGTGCGCACCACCGGAGTCGAGTCGGCGGTCGCGGACCAGAGCGCGGTCACCTACGGCCTCGACATCGTGGCAGGCTGATCATGGCGACCATCAAGACCTCGTTCGGCAGCGGCGGCTCGAACCTGACTCCCGGTGGAGCCAGCGCGACGCCGTCGCTCGCGACCGCCCTTCGGGACGTCGCGGACGACCTCGCCGACCTGAAGGCGAAGCACAACGGGGCGATGGCCAAGCTCGACGCGGACGGCGGTGTCACCGACACCAACTACGCGGCGCTCTGGAACGTCGGCACCCTGAAGACCATCAAGGGCTGATCTCCAGCCCGTTGACATCGAGCCGGGCCACTGTCACGGTGGTCCGGCATCGCCATTGGAAAGGATCCGCACATGAGTATGCTCGCACGCCTCAAGCCGTTCGACGGGAAGCGCCACGTTCTCCGAAGCCTCACCGTCTTCGGGATCAAGTTCGTCGAGGACCGTGGATGGTACAAGGTCGACGACGACGTCGCCGACTACCTGAAAACGGTCAAGCAGCGCGACACCGACCCGGACAGCAACGCCGCGTTCGACGTCTGCACCGAGTCGCAGGCGCGTGCCATCGACGCTTCCGAGAAGACCAAGGCCATCCGAAAGGCGGCAGAGGAAGCCGAGCCGGCGAAGGCTCCGATGCGCGTGCACAACGTGAAGCGCGCCGAGGCGGCCACCGCGGCAAGGGCCGCCGTCGCCAACGTCGACGAGGCGGGGGACCTCACGACCGCCGACCTGGCCAGCCATGCCAAGCCGGCCGCCCCCGAGGAGCCCGCAGACGCCGCGCCTGGCCTTTCGGGCGACTTCGACGAGGACATGGCCGCGACCACCCCGAAAGCGCCTGGAGAGACCGGCCCCGCAGCCGGAAAGGGCAAGTCCAAGGGCCTCGGCCGGAAGCCCCCGCTGCTCGAGTGAGCCCCGAGGAAGCCGCGGCACTCCGCAAGACGGCCACCGGACTGCGCCTGAAGGCCAGCGCCGGCGTCCTTGCGGTGGCTGCCGCGAAGGATGTGGCGGCGACCATGGCGCGCGAGCTCGCGCGGCGCGTCGAGGCGGACCTCGACAGTGGCGAGCTCGCGAAGCGCTACGAGCGCGAGCTCGAGGTGGCGCGCGCGGAACACGGCGGCGATGCGCCCATCGCCGCACTGCTCGCGATGCTCGCGTGGCATGGCAAGCTCGCTGCGCAAGTGGCGAGCGACTACGCCACGAAGATCGAAGGAGATCGACGCGCTGCAGAGGGCCGCGCCGTGGGGATCGAAGAGACCCTCGCGGCCTTTCCTCGTTCGACACCCGAGCCCCCTCCCTGATAGAGAAAGGGGATGAGGTGGCTCGATGAACAGGCTCTATCCGAAGGGGAGGCAGGCGTTCCTAGAGGGCCTGATCGCGTGGCTCACCGACGACATTCGAGCGGTGCTCGTTGACACCGCGCTCTACACCTACAACGCGGCGCACGAGTTCCTCTCCGACATCCCGGTAGGTGCACGCGTCCAGACCTCGCCGTCCCTCACCGGGAAGACGAGCGTGGACGGTGTCGCGGACGCCGACGACGTCTCGTTCCCTTCGCAGACGCGCCCCTCAGTCGAGGCCCTCGTGCTCGTGAAGTGGACAGGCGTGGCGGCGACGACACGGCTGATCGCTTACATCGACTCGGCGGCAGGATTGCCGATGCCCGCGCAGGGCGTTGCGATCATTCATAACCACATCTGGGATAACGGGTCGAATCGAATCTTCGTCCTGTAGGAGTGTTGCGTCGTGGCGAAGATCCTCATCGGACGCAACCTCAGTGCCGGGACGGACTCTGTCACCGTCCCCGGCATTGCGTACGCGCTCGTGTCCGAGGAGCACGACTGGATCGGCCTGACCTACAACACGCTCGGCAAGATCGCGACGGCTACTTACAAGCTCGGCGGTGCGGGTGGAACCACCGTCGCGACCCTGACGCTCGGCTACACCGCTGGCCGCCTCACCTCTATCGCGAAGACGTGAGGGCATGCCGTTCGTCTTCAACCCCTTCACTGGCAACTTCGACACGGTCTCTGACCCGATCGAAGACGCCTTCACCTTCGCCGCCGACTGCACTGCGAGCGAGCTCGTACACGACGTCGTCAGGATCTCTGCGGACGTTGTGGCGGGGGTGTTCCAGGTTCGCAAGGTCGACGTGTCGGACTCGACCAAGATGCCGGGGATCGGCATCATCATCGAGAAGCCGACCGCGTCAACTGCAATCGTGGTCTACCTCGGGGCGGTCACACTCGTCGGCCCCCTCCTGCCGGGCAAGGTTTACTTCATCGGGGCGGATAGTAAGCCGTCCTCGACATGCCCAAGTGGACCTGCTCTAGTACAACCGATCGGGTTTGCACTGGACGCCACACGGCTACTTTTCAAGCCCTCGATGACGATGGTACGAGTTCTCTGATGGCGACGAAGAAAGCTGCCCCTCCCCCGAACCCGGACCTCGACATCGTTGACGAGGACGGCTTCCTCTGCCTGAAGGGGAACCGGCTCTGGAAGTGGCGCGCGCTCGAGGCCGAGCTCCGCGCCGAGCTCCTCGAGCTCGACTCTGTCAAGCAACGTATCCAAATTGAGATCTCCAAGAACCCCGAGCTACCGCCGCTCCTTACGCGGCAGGCCGAGCTCGCAAGCTCCATCTCTCAGGCCAAGGCCGAGGTGTTGGGCTTGCAGGGAGAGATCGAGCAACTCTTCGGTGTGTCGTTGAAGGAGTGTGCCTTCGATGACAAGACCGGGAGGCTTTACAATCTGAGTGATGGAGGCGAGCGGGGAGATCCCGTGAAGCCAAAGATATCGAAGCGGTCACCTCGGAAAACGTCCGCACCGAAAGGGAAGTAAGCAATGGCGCTCCGTAAGTTCCTGTTCCAAAACCAAACTGAAGGTTTCTTCGAGGAGCAGGCAGCGACCGACGAGATCTCTCTCGGTAAGGTCACTGCTGTCGGTGTCGGCGGCATCGCCTTCGACGCGTCTTCGCAGCGCATCGTCAGCGTCGCGACGCCCACGGCGGGCACGGACGCCGTCAACAAGAACTACGTCGATTCCGTTGCGACGGGCCTCGACGTGAAGCAGTCCGTTCGCCTCGCGACGGTCGCCGCGCTTCCCGCCAACACCCCCGCGGGCACGGGCGTTGGAAAGACGCTCACCGCGAACGCGAACGGCGCGCTCTCGGTCGACGGTGTGGCGGTGGCGGTCGGCAATCGCATCCTCGTGAAGAACGAGGCGGCAGCCGACGACAACGGGATCTACACCGTGACCGCGACCGGCGACGGCTCGAACCCGTACGTGCTCACGCGCGCCACGGACTTCGATCAGGACGCGGAGGTCACGGCCGGTGCCTTCACCTTCGTGGCCGAGGGCAGCACGCTCGCCGACACTGGCTGGGTCCTCACGACGAATGACCCGATCACGGTCGACACGACCTCGCTCGCCTTCTCGCAGTTCTCCTCGACGACCGCCTACACCTTCGACCAGGGCCTCTCCAACACGGCGGGCTCCATCAAGGTCGAGCTGGACACGGGTGCAGATGCGCAAGGTGCGGGTGCCGGTGGCGGCAGCTCGGGCCTGGAGTTCGACGTCAATACCGCAGCGGGCAAGCTCCGCGCAGCGGTGTCGGCGACGCGCGCGATCAATCGCTTCGGCGACGGCCTCGGTATCGAGGTCGACCCGCAGGCGAATACGGCCGGATCGAATCCGAGCACGGCGGTCTCCGCGACGGGCCTCACGGTCGTCCGTTCTCCGAAGACCGAGGAGAACTACATCGCGTCGGAAGCGATCGCGGTGGGCGATCCGGTCGCGTGGAGCACGACGAACAACAAGCTCGTGAAGGGCCGCGGGGACACGGACGCGAAGGCGCGCATCGTCGGCGTCGCGCGCACCGCAGCGGCGGCGGATACCGAAACCCTCGCCGTCGTCTCGGACGGTGTGGCAGCGGGCACGCTCACGGGCGCGACCGCGGGCGATCCGTACTACCTTCAGGACACGGGCGGCGTGGGCACGTTCGCGGCTATCACCGCGGGCAAGCGCGTGATCCGCGTCGGCTTCGCGAAGAACGCGACTGACCTCTTCGTGCAGGTCATGGACCTGGGCAAGAAGGCCGCGTAATGGCCCGCAAGCGCGGCAAGCCCGCGTGCCACGGTGCGAACCTCATCTCGCACCGTGGCGGCTCTTCGCAGGCCGCTCTCGCATCGAGTGCGGACGTTCCACTCTCGAGTGTCATCAAAGCCGAGAAGTACCGGCGCACGAACGAGCAGGTCATCACGAAGCTCGCGACGACACTCGGCGTCGCAGAGAACGCGATCACGCGCGGAGCGTAACGCATGGCAGTCGGTCCCGATCGCGTCCAAGTCATCAAGCGCGAGTCCGCCGCGCTTGGTGGCGACGGTGCGGACGACGCGGATTACACCGCGCCGCTCGACCCGCAAGAGGACGCGATCGAAACCGCTGGCGTGTACCTGCAAGACGGATCGAACCGCGATGAGGGAGTCTACGTCGAGCGAGACGGGCAGAACATGCGCTTCCGAGATCAGAAAAACACGACGCCTGTTTCGCTCACGGACCTCCGCATCTCGTTCCGTCGTCACTTCTTACTGATGGGTGGGTGAGGCATGGGCGAGGTACTCAAAGTTCTCGGTCAGCGCACTCCCGCCGCGACGACACAAGAGGCGCTCTACACCGTGCCCGGCTCCACCGTTGCCACGGTCTCGTCCCTTCTTGTCTGCAACCAGAACAACGCGACGGTAAAGTTCCGCGTGCGGATCAAGGTGAACGGCGAAGCGGACGCCGCGAAGCAGTTCATCTACTACGACGCGGAGATCGGCAAGTTGGACACCTTCGCAGCCACGCTAGGGCTGACGCTTGGTGCGGGTGACGTCGTGGCGATCTACGTCGACACGGCCAACGTGAGCTTCAACCTCTTCGGTGTTGAGGTGTCCTGATGAGCCAGGGCACCTCTGTCCAGAAGGTTGCCGGTAGTGATGGCACCAGCGTCCGTGTCATCAAGACGGACGCGGACGGCCGCATCGAGACCGCCGCCGCGGGATCGACCGCCACGACCAAAGGCTTCGCGTCGGGAAAGGTCGTGCTGGCGACGACTACGCCCTCCCCAGTTCGCGCGACAACCTACACCGAGCCGTCAAGCAACGCGCAGCGATCTTTCTCATCAAACAACGCGAACGATTCGAGCGCCGGCACGGGCATGCGCACGTTGCGCCTCACCTACTACGCGTTGTCGGCCGGCGTGATTACTGGCCCCTTCACGGAGACCATCACACTCAACGGCACGACGCCCGTGAACACTGTCGCCTCCAACATCTGCTACGTCGAGAGCATCAAAGCACTGACAGTCGGATCGACGGGCTCGAACGTCGGCATCATCTCGATGTTCGCTTCGACGGGTGGCGGCGGCGGGACCGTGTGGACGATCGCAGCGACGGAGAAGCAGACCTTCGCCGCGCACCACTACGTGCCTAGCGATCAAGTGGCGTACGTCACGGGCTTCACGGCTGGGATCAAGGGCGCCGACACTACGGGCGCCATCCTAGTCGCGAAGAATCCCACGAACGCGAATGCGGCGGAGGTTCAGATCAGCGATCTCCTTCGTGTGCCTTCGAGCGGGCAGGCCAACCGCACCTACGGCACACCAATCGAGGTTGCTGGTCCCGCACGCATCACCGCCTTTGCGTTGCCCGACAGTACCTCCAGCCGCACCTACTACGCGTCTTTCGACTTCTATGAGCAGGAGGCGGCAGCATGAGCCAGCTCGCCACTTACCGCGTCGCCGCTTCGCTCGCGGGCGCCGCCAACAAGGTCATGCTCGCGGTGCTCAACCCTGCCGGGTCGGGCAAGATCATCAGGGTCAAGCGGTTCAGTATCTTCGTTCCCTCTTCTTCGGGTACTGAGGTCGTCGTGCATTGGGAAGCGCGCATGGCGACCGCGTTCTCGGGCGGGACCGCAGCGACGCCGACGAAGGCCGACTCCGCCGACGCTGCCTCCGCTGCTACGTGCCTCACGGGGGCGACGACCATCACGCCGACCGATCCCGCGCAGCCGCTCGTTGAAGACGTGGTGGTGCAGATCAACACCTTTCAAAGTCCTGACAGCTATCGGTTCGACCTCGCGAAGAGCGCGGACGAGAAGCCGGTCGTTCTTCGCGCGGGGGAAGGCTTCTACCTGAAGCAGATCGAAAGCAACACGTCGACACACAAGGTCGGGATCGTCTACACCGAAGAGGCACCATGAATCGCGTATCGTTTCTACTCATCGCCCTCCTGGCGTTCTTCACCGCGTGCGCTGCGGGCAGCGGGGCCAAGCCCGAGCCGGCGAGCGAGACCACGCTCCGCTACACGACGGCTTGCAAGACATGCTCGAACGTGACGCCGCAGCAGAAGGTGATCCTCGTCCACGGACGCGGCGACAGCCCCGCGCGATGGGACACGCTTGTCACGAATTGGTCGAGCAAGGGCTTCACGGAGAACGTGAACCTCTTCCGCATCGACCTCGCGGCTTACTGCACCTCGAACACGTTCTGCGCCATGCTCCCCGCCCCCGATGGGACGGGTGCGACCTACGTGAACGAGAGCTACGCCAAGTGCCTCAAGCGCTACGTCGACGAGAAGGTTCCGTGCGACTCGGACGCCGGCACGTGCCCAGCCGTCGACATCGTCACGCACTCGCAGGGCGGCATCGTCGCGCGGTACTACGCGCGCTTCCTCGCGGCGCCCCGGCAGGTGAACGACCTTGTCGTGATGGCCGCGCCGAACAACGGGATCACCAACTGCACGCTTGCCGGGTCGTGTCAGGGTGTGAACCCCGAGGACTGCCCGGACTCCGCCTTCATGCGCAAGCTGAACGGCGTATCCCCGCAAGGGGACGGAACGAACGATGAGACGCCGGGGGCGAGCCAGCTTGGGCCTGTCCACTACGACGCGATCCTCTCCACCGGAGACAAGACGGTTGTGCCGTGGTGTACGGCCTACTTCATCCTGAACCCGCAGACGCAACAGGGCGACGATCTGTCTTGCTCCGGCGCGGGGAACTACACGCTCGACACCGAGGCGGACTCCTGCAAGCTGTCGAACATCCAGCACCTCGTCGTCCCGACGAATGCGACGGCCATCAACCACGCCTACTGCCAGGTGACGGCGGACTGAATGAGCTGCGTCGCGTGGGCACCGACGATGACTGCCGCTTCCCTCGATCTCACGATTGAGAAGGAAGGCATTGGCGGTGTCGTCGGCCTCGCGCCGACCGTGGCCTTGCGCAACGCGGCCACGCTTAACAGCTACTTCGATTGGGCCGACTCGACATTCAAGACGAGCGGCTGGACAACCAAGTATGCGGCAATGACGGCGGTGGAGCGCGGGCACTACCGACGTGCGCTCGACCTCTCTACCACGCCTTCGATCATCGAGGGGATGGCGCTCGTCGCGGAGTACCACGTCGACAACGGAAGCGGGATCATCGGCGACGCCCACGACATCATCACGGTCGCGGACGCGGCAGCCATCGCGGCGGCGGTCTGGGACGCGCAGCTTGCGGATCACCTCGACGCCGGCACGACGGGAGAGGCCCTCGCGAACGCTGGCAACGATGTAGTCAGGGCGACCGGCATTCCCCCGTGATAGGGTAGGAAGCATGCCGGCGCTCGCTAGAGGACAGACTTCCAACTGCGCGTTCCCGCAGCTCGACGTCTTCATCTCCGTCAACGGAATCCTGACGGACGTGTACTCGCTCGAGTTCCAGGTTTTCGAGCTCGTCTCGAATCCTGGCGTCCCCACGCAGGTCTACCCGGTGTCGGGCCGACAGACGGTCAACGTGGGGATCACGTGCCCGACCGCGAACGCCGGGCGCATTAGCGTGGGTCGTTACTTCGCCACGTGGACGGTGCCGCTTTCCGAGCTCATCGGCCCGCACCGCGTCAAGTGGTTCTTCAAGGTGAGCGCGACCTCTTCGGAGATCGTCTTCCAAGAAGACTTCGAGGTGCTGGCCGAGGGCACCGCGACCGGCATGACCGGCTACTGCACGGTGCAAGACCTTCGCGACGAGGGTGTCACTACGACGATGGCTGATGACGCCTTCCTCTCGCGCCGCATCGCGCTCGCGTCCCGGTTCATCGATGCTGCCACGAAGCGCTTCTTCGAGCCGCGCACCATGACGATCAAGGTGGATGGTAAGGGCGGGCCGAAGATCCTCCTCAGCGACCCCATCATCGCTATCTCAGAGGTCCTCTTCGACACGACGCCCTACGAGCCGGCCGCGACCGAGATCGACCCAGACCTCCTGGTCATCTACAACCGGCACCTCACGCAAGGGCTTGTCTCGCCCGACGACCGCAACAACCCGAAGATCGAGCTCTTCCACCCGTCCGAGATGCTGTATCAGTACGGGTCCGCACGCACGTGGTCGAACCTCATCTTCCCCTTGGGACAGCAGAATGTGACGATCATCGGCGTGTTCGGCTACACGGACCCCGACCCGCCGAATTCGTCCGGCAAGACGCCAGACCTCATCTCGCACGTGTGCAAGCTCATCACCATCCGTGAGCTCGACAAGATGACGAACACGTCGGCGCGCTTCGACCGCCACAATCGCCATCGCCTCACGAGCGAGCGCACGCGCGATCAAGCCTACACACTCGAGGGACTCGGCGCGCTCGGCGGTGGCCGAATCGCCGGCTCCGCCTGGACTGGCGACCCCGAGATCGACAGCATCTTGGCTTACTACACGAGGCCCCCTGCCTTGGGGGCTACATGACGAAGACCGAGAAGGATCGTCACGAGACGGGGCGCGTGCGCGGGCTGTTTTGCTACAACTGCAACGTCGCGATCGGGCTGATGCAGCACGATGAAGCGCGCCTCGAAGCGGCCGTCGACTACCTCGAAAGGAGCAAGGCGCAATGCGCGGAAGACTCCTGAACCCCTTCAAGGCGAAGGTCGCGCGCCTCGATACGGTCGGCACGGCGGCAGACCCGGACGCGGGCGGCCCTCTCACCAGCGGCTACGATCCCATCTTCCGCGAGCCTCTTCCCAAGGTCGGCGGTGGCAACTATCGCAAGGAGCATGACGCGCTGCTCATTCCCTGCCAGGTCGAGTTCGATGACATCGTCGATCAACTTGCGCAAGCGTCGGCGGGGCAAGAGACAACGACCAAGGTTCGCATCATCTTCCACTTCGAGGATCTCGAGCGTATGAGTCTCGTCGACGCCACGACAGGCCAGGCGCTCCTTCGCCTCAACGACCGGCTGCTCTCGATTCACCGCTTCGATGACGAGACACTCATCCAGACGGTCGGTCTCGACGCCAACGGCTACTTCTGCACGGAGGCCAGGCCAGTCTCGTTCGGCCTATCTGGCGGTGCGCGGAACCTTCTCGTCTGCGTCTACGAGGCGCGCGACAACACGGTGCGGCAGTGATCGGCGTCAAGCTCATTGGCGATTGGAAGCTGGCGAAGAGGGTGCTCGAGACCGCACCCGCAGCTTTCGACCGCGCGCTGAAGGCCACCATCGGGGCCGAGGCTGAGCGCATCGCGGGGGCCATTCGGAAGAAGATCGCGAGCGGTGTGCCCCCGCCGAATGCCCCGAGCACGGTCTACTTGAAGGGCAGCTCCAAGACCCTCATCGCCTCGGGCGAGATGCAGAAAACCGTGCAGGTGGTGTGGAAGGGCAAGTTCCAGGCGTTCATCGGGATCCCTGCGAACGCGAAGAAGGGCACCGCGCGCCTCGCCGACATTCACGAGTCCGGGCGCGTCATCGTGCAGCAGATGACCCCGAAGCAGCGGCGCTTCCTCCACGCCAAGTTCCCCGGATACACGGGAAGCGGGACTGGCATCATCGTGATCCACATCCCGGCCCGCCCCTTCATCAAGCCCGTCTTCGAGGACTATGAGAAGAGCGGCAAGCCCAAGTTCTTGAAGGCGCTCGGGGAGAACCTCGACGGCTGGGCACACGGAGGCGGGTGATGGGTGTCCCCACTATCACGAAGATCGACAAGAACGCCGGCCCCACGGGCGGACGGCGCCTCGTCAAGATCTGGGGAGGCAACTTCCAGCTCGCCCCCGCCCCCCCGCTTTCGGGGCCGGCCCCTGTACCGAATCCGAGTGTGGAGGTCCTCTTCGGCGCGGTGAAGGCGCGCGAGGTGCGCGTGATGGCGCCCTCGCTACTCCACGTGATCACGCCGATCAGCGACCCCGGCCTCGTGTCGGTCACCGTTCGCAACATCGACCAAGCGGGGGCGGTCATTCCAGGCGAAACGGTGACCGTGGCGGACGCGTACACCTTCGCGCGCCCCGAGCTGAGCAACCCCGAGGTGAAGAAGCGCAGCAACCTCACCCGCCTCGTCATGGCTGTCGTGACGGAGCTCCGGCGCCAGATCCTCGACAACACCATCCTCGCGACGAGCACGGACTACGACGACACACCTTCCGGCGCGAACGTGGCCGCGCTGCCGAGTACGCCGGGCCTCGTGCTCTCGGGGCCATTCCTTCGGCAGAACCGCTTCTTCGCGACCAACCAACCTCGCGTCGAGAATGATGGGGACGGCGCGTCTTTCGAGCAGCGGCCCGCGCGTACCGTCGACCTCGCCTTCACACTCATCGGCGTTGACGACAGCTCGATTCGCGAGCTCGACCTGATGCACGAATGCACCGCGTTCTTCCAGCGGAACACGTATCTGCGCATGCTTCGAGATCCCGAGGTCGCGGAGACCTACGTGGAGTACGAGCTCGACTTGGAGTCGGATGGCGACTTCAAGCAGACCGGGACGGCCAACAACTCGAACATCCGTGCCTTCAGTGGTAACTTCGTCGTTCGTGGGTTCGATGTGGACGACGAGGACATGGCCGTGATAGCGGCTCCGTCCGTGCAGGAGGTCGTCCCCACCGGGTCCGCAAGCGTTGGCGAGATCGGCTCGCCACCGCAGCCGTTCATCTTCTACGGGCAGCCCGGTGTCACGCCGCGACCGCCTGTTCAACCGCCCCCCGCTCTTGGGCCTGGAAACTCAGGTCCCATCGAGCAGATCCCCCCGGAGGAGTGATGCCCACGCTCTCGAACCGCACGAAGCAGATCCAGGTCTTCAACATCCCCTGCGAGCCCGGTTGTACCGGGGGCGCTGGGAAGCTCTGTTCGACGGTCGAGCAGCGCTTCATGGTGGAGGCGCGCGATGGGACGCGTGGCGTCAAGGTCACGGAGAAGCACCTGCCGGGATCGGTCACGTTTCTGGCCGGGGAAAAGAAGGATGTCCCCGCCTCTGTCGCAGCGGCCCCCGATATCAAAACGGCCATCGACCGCGGAACCCTGCGGCTGCTATAAGTAGCCAAAGGACTCACCTCGAGGAGTGACCCATGAGCTCGCAACTTCTGGCATCGAAGATCGTCATCGTCGAGGAGGAGCCGAAGGTCCGCACGATTGCGGGCGTCACGACGGCTACCACTGGCTTCCTCGGCATCACCGAGAAGGGGCCGGTCGGCGTCGCAACGCTGGTCAACAGCGTCGACGAGTATGACTCGATCTTCGGCGGCTACACCGCCAACGGCGATGTCAGGCAGGCGATCGACGGGTTCTTCCAGAACGGCGGCACGACGGCTTACGTCGTGCGGACGACGCACTACACGGACGTCACCGACCCGAGCACGAAGACGAGCGCGAAGGCCTCGGTCACGCTCCAGACGGGCGCGGTGGCCGCGTACGGCGGAAGCGTCACTGGCACCGCGACGGCGCCCTTCAACCTCGAGCCTGGCGACACTCTCGTCGTCGACCACGACGCGATCTCGCCGACGACGGCGACCTTCAACGCGACCGCGGCGGCTCGAGAGAACACGCCGGCCGAAACGTACGCGCTGGTCAACGCCTACACCCTCACGGTCAAGGTCGACCAGGGCAGCCCGCAGACCATCGCCTTCCTCACCTCCGAGTTCGTGTCGATCGGCGCGGCCACGGCGGAAGAGGTCGCAGCGGTCATCAACGCCAAGATCGTTGGCGCGAAGGCCTCGGTCACATCGGCGGGCACGAAGGTCACGATCACGAGCGACCGGCGCGGCACCGGCAGCTACATCGAGGTCACGGGCGGCACCGGCAACGGCGTGCTCGGCTTCAACGTCGCGGAGGTGCAGGGCACCGGCAACGTCTCGAACATCGACGCGGTCACGGTGGCCGAGGTCAAGACGATCGTGGAAGCCGCGGTCTCCGGCGTCACGGTCACGGACGTCAGCGGTAAGGTCAAGATCCAGCGCAACACCACCGGGCCGACCGCAACGGTTCAGGTGGACGCCTCGAGCACGGCAGACGACGAGCTCGGCTTCGACAACGCGGTGCATGCAGGCTCGACAGGCGCGGCGGTCAACACGCTTCGCCTGGACGGGAAGTACGACGGCACCTACGCCCATATCCTGAAGGGCAAGGTCGAGAACGCGACGAGCGGCAACGCCGCCGAGTTCAACCTCGTCGTCCTGAAGAACGGAATCATCATCGAGACGTTCCCGAACGTCACAATGGATGATGCCGCGACGAACTACGTGGAGACGGTCGTGAACCACGCGACGACCGGCTCGAAGTACGTCGCTGCGGTCGACCTCGACGCGGGCACGGGCGCCGCCTCGA